TCTTGGTTTGTTATTTTCACAAAGTATTGGCATACCGTAAAACACACAAGCCATTAACACTTCTTCAAAAAATATCTCTGCGGTTTGTGGTCTAGCTACATACTCTAAAAAAAACTCATTACTTGGAGCATCATCCATATTGAATTTAGTCATTCCGTGTAAAGCACCATTAGAACCTTTTCCACCAACTGTTCCAGAAATATCATAGCTATCACATCCAAATGAACCAATGTGCTCATTGCTAGGATAATACTTTCCGTTTCTTAATTCTTTTCTGTTTTGAAGTTCATATTTAGGTATCCAACTAACCAAGAATCTCCCCGCTTTGTTTGGGCTCCATATTACTCTAGAATCTTTAATTCCGTTCTCCCAATGAAAACTACCTCTAGTTAAATACTTAGCCTTCATTAACCCGTCATTGTAATCTATCTGTTGGTATATTTTAGTTAAGTTAAACAAAGACTGTTTGCTCTCATCTCTAAATGCGTGAGACTCAGTTCTTGGAAATTGTCTATAAAACTCATTTAATGCATCCGCATCATTTTTTAAAGAATCAACTTCATTTTCCCAATAGTCAATAGCTCCTGTGGTAATGTACTCACCATCATTTCCTTGAATAGGTTTGTCTGGGGTTTTTAAAACAGGCATACCAAACTTATCTATATATCCCTCAAAATTCCACTCCATAGGGATAAATAAGGAATACAACCCAGACTTAGTTTGACCATTAGCATTCCTTGACTTAGCATCGGAATCATAATATAGCTTCTTAAAATTTGCACCACCTTTATCCAATGCATTAGAAGTAGAGCCCATCATACACTTTCCAATAACTTTACTACCTAATCTCAAACAAGTTTTTGTAACACGCCAATTGTTTAATATATTCTCTGGCTTTTCCCATTTTCCACTCTCATCGTGTATTAGTAGTTGAAGCTTTTCTCCATCATAAGAGTTGTCAGAAGTGTTACGCCAATCTATTGTAGTGTCCAACCCTTCAAGTTCTTGATTATCAGATAGATACATATTACGCTTAGTAATTTTACTTGCTGGAACACGATAAGATAATTCTGTCTTTGGTTTGTCCATACCATCTTGGATGGGTTTGAAAAAGAATGGGTAGTTGTTAGAGATAGGAACTATTTTATCTGTAAACATTTTTTTAGCATCGGTTCCAGTTTTAGACAACACCCCTATTCTAGAGTCTTTAGATATAGTTGCAGTATTTACAGTTTCAGATGATCCCATAAATGAAAATCCAGAACGTCTTATTTTTAGATAACACATTCCAAAACTTCTTTTATCTGCCTTACAAGCTTCCCAAAATAAAAAGAATATTCTATTAGCTTCTCTAAACTCAGGATGACCTACATCAATCTTGGTCCATTGCAGATAACAATAATGAGTACCTGTGATATATATGGGATTACCATTATTATTAAACCAAAAACCTTCTTCTCTCCTATCAAACTCCTGTTCAATATAACCTACCCAGGCATCTTTAAAGTCAGAGGACATTTCGTTCCATTGAAATATAGATTTTATTTTAGATAATGATTTTGGATATTCAAAAGGTTGCCAACACTTTTCTTCATTAGAGTAATATTTAGAAGGTGTTTTAGGTAATCCAATCCTTAATCCTTGAACTTCGTATATGTCACCAAGTGTTCCATCTTTAGAAATAACTACAATATCATACTTTTCATTGTATCCATATTCCCAGTTTTTGGCCTTGTTTTTTTTAGCCATTGCTGTTTTAGGAACAACATCTTGTAAAACTTTATTTAGACCTTCTCTCTGCAAAACCTTGGTTGCTACTTGTTTTATTAACACTATTTAAAGCCTCTTCTTCAGCATCAATACGATTAAGTATTTCAAACGCATCAAATATTGCTAGTTTTTTAGTAGCTGCTGCATTCTTTAGTCGGTCTGCTGCTAACTCATCGTCTGGGTCAGGCTTAATAATTTTTTCTTGAGCCACTTTTATTAATTGCTCTACCGCTGCTCTACCTGCTTTAATAATTTTTAATTTAATTTCTTTACTCATAACGTCATTGTTATATTCTTAGATTTCATTCTATAAAGCGTTTTATCATCTATTTTAAACTCGTATTCAGACTCTGGTTTAAAACAAACCTTATCTCCTTTTTTTACACCTAAAGAAGTCAACTCTGGATTAGTTATCTCAATAGTTCCTGTAAGAGCTTGATATTTGTCACTATTAAATATAACAGATTCTTCTTTACTAGAAGGTTTAATAAAACAATAATCTAAATGAGATTTCCACTTACCATCTTGTTTGTACATAAAAAACTGATTAGGCTCAACTATAAATAGATTGTCTTTCAAAAAACTTCTACCGCTTCTCTCCCTGCCCTTCATATCGTTGTAATACTTAAATACATTATGGTGTACTACCAATATATCACCTACTTTTACCTTACCTTTGTAATTTAGTGGCGTAGCTACTACATTAGCAAAACGATTAGAGACAGTATGATCTTCTTTAGAGGAGCTAGTAATAAAGTCTATACCTCCTATTTTTTTTACATTATCGTACCGAGTGTCATTAACCGGAGTTACAATAAAACCAAAAGGTGACTTCATACTAAAAGTTGATATTATATTCTATAGAGACTGGAATAGTGGCATTAAAACTTTTCCAAAGTACAATTTCGTTTTCTCTAATAATCCATATTTTAAAACAATTTTTTTCTTGTCTTATGTGGTGTATGGTATAATTACCCCCTAGAACATCTTGTCCAATAAGGTAGTGCATTGCTCCAGACTTATAGTCAGGACCAACTGATATTTTTCTAATTTCCATTTCATTTAATTTAATATATAGTTAATGCTGGTCTAAGAGTTGTTGCAGTGAAGGTATTGCCACTTTCGCCAGTTTTTAGTTCTGTAGGTAAAGTTGGATTACCATCTATTGTAGCTGCATAATTAACATTAGACAATTTTCCTGAAGCTGCAAAAACACCACTGCCACTATTACCACCAACACATCTAAGTGCAACTACGTAATTTGTTCCAGCAGTTAGGGCTAACCCTGGACCATCATCTGCTGTTAAGGTAATGACTTTTCGTTTAGTCGTTGAACCATTTGAGGTTCCGATACCTAATCTAACATTAGAAGTAGTACTATTAATACCTTGCTCTACGTAAGTGTAAATAGCCACTTCAATAGTTGTTGTAGTTGGAACTTGTTCAAATTGAAGTTTTATTGAGCTAGCTGTAAAATCACTATCAACGGTTGTTGTCATTACATATGCTGCATTTATACCACCTGCAGAAGTTACTGTATCTGCATCAGCCATATCTATAATAGTATGCCCTGCATAACCAGGGACTGCCCAAGTATTATCACCTCTTAAAAATGTTGTAGCACTTGCTGTTCCACCTGCTGATAAATCTGCAGTTACAGTTACAGCACCTGTAGTAGCGCTATTAGGTGTTAAATCAATAAATGCGCCATCTGTAGTAGTTACGGAAGCAACAGCACCTCCCGAAGCAGGTAGTTGCCAAGAAGCAGTCGTTCCGTTAGATGTTAAAACGTAAGTATTAGCACCTATAGCTAAAGCAGAAGGAACTCCACTAGAGTCTCCTAACCAAATACTTCCTTGAGGAATATTAGGTAAATCATTAGCTCTTCCAATAGCTGTTATTTGTAATGTTCCTTGAGCACTAGCATTTACTACTATGGCTACATTTTGTATTAAGTTAGTATCTGTTGGCTTAATTGATGTTAAACCACCCCCAGATGCTACGTATATAACATCATTAACTAATGGATTTGCACCTGAAGAAGGAATTGCATTTACATTTATTTGATCCATTAATCCGACTACCATCATTTCTCCAGTAGCTCCTGTTATTAAATTTTCTTGAGCTAAACCAATACAAGGCATTTTAGCAGTATTTGAAGCGTCTGCTTTTCCAACTACTGCCGTAGAAGTACCATTATTCCAAGATACTATATATAAAGGGTCCCCTTTTGATATTGCTTCATTCGCCTCTATTGTTTCAATAACTTTTGGGTCTGTAAATTCTAATCCAGTGGCTGCATTATTAACAGACATTACTTGACTTCTAGTTCCTAAAGAACTTAATCCTGTTCCTCCATTAGTTGTTGCTAAAGTTCCACTCAAAGTAAATGTTCCAGCTCCCACTATTGGATTAACCGTGTCGCTAGTTATAATTAAACCAGTTGTTCCTGCACTTAAACCTACGCTAGTAACTGTTCCTGCTCCTGGGCTAAAAGCATTTAAATCAGCTATACTTTGTAAGGTAAATGTCTTTGTTTCTTTTGAAGAAGCGTCTGTTCCTATTACATAATCAGTCCCTAAAGGACTTGCTTTGGTGGGATAGGTGGTAGTGTTACTTATTTTCGACATTTTGTGTTATTGTTCCGTGTTCTAAATTAATTACAGAGTTTTCTCCGTATTTCTTTATTAATTCGTTTTCAAGTGATTCAAATTCAACTCTTATTAAATCTACTCTTTTAAGAACTGAGTTTTTCTGTATTGACAGTTCTCCTAATTGTACTTTAAGTGACTGAAACTCTGAGTTTAAATCTCTTAAAGATTTTAATTCTTTTTCTTCTAATTTCATTTGATTTGATTTATCTTTACAAAGATAATCATTTTCTACGTGATGCTGACGAGCCGTAAAAATAACCGAAGATACTCAACACAATTCCCTCTGTTACCCCGATTAAATGAATCCAAATCTCCTTATTGTGTTCAGGAACCTCTAAATATACTATTGCATAAACCAAGAAGGCAAAACAAGAAAGGCCAACCAAACCTGTTAAATTAAACATAAAGTCAAAACGATTTGCTTTGGCTAATTCAACTTCTCTTTCTCTCGCAGAATCTCTATCGTCTACTTCTAACTTATAAAGCTCTACCACTTGTTGATGAAGAGCTTCTTTTTCTTGAGGAGTTAAGTCAGGTTGTTGGCTAATTACATTTTTAATTATTCCAAGGGTTCCATTAGAAGGGAGAATGTCTCCAATTGCATCTAATACCTTTGGGGCTTTTTCTTTTAAGAACTTACCTATTCCAGTGTCTTTTAATTTCTTTTTCATCCACTACAGCTTTCGCAGTTTTCATCATCAATACTACAGGTTCTTTCTGGAACTGTTTGAGACTCTAATCTCTTTAGCATTTTTTCAAATTCTGTTTCTTCTTTCATTTTCCTAAAAATAAACCTTCTATAAATGTTCCTATTCCCGTTATAAATACCGCGACAGAAGTCCAGAACTTCTTCTCTAAGCCACGTATTCTTTTTTCGTGATCGTTCTTTTGCTTGCTAATCTCTTCTAGCTGATGTTGCATTACAGCTTGACCTTGCAAAAGTTGGTTTATTTTATCTTCCATAAGCTTTATACTTAGTTTTATTATTTTCGTCTTTGTATGCTACTAATATTTTATTTCTTTGAGTTCTAGTCGTGCTATAACTTACGTGAACCCAAGAAGGATTTTCTTCTGTTCCAAACTCCCAAATCAATTGATCAAAATCTAAATTGTCTTTAATAAAGTGAAATACCTCTGCGTTGTTTGGTGCGTCTGCATAATCCCTATCTAAATCTATTGCTTCTCCTTTGCAATGTTGTGAGGTCGCCACATATTTTCCATCTACATATTTATGAGCGCCTCCTATGGCTTTATTTAAATCTTCTGACCTGTAACCACTACTTATACTGAAAGGTACATTAAAGTGCTCTCTAACGGGCTGAAATATCTTTTCAGCTAATACTTTCATATTCTCTATATGTTCTGGAGTCGCACTATTGTCTATTCCTCTTCTAGATGCAGTTTGACTTTTTATCATTTCAGAAAGAGATAAGTTTTTAGATAGTTTCATTTTTTTATTCTGTTTTTCGCTGTTAACAATATTCTTTCTTCCATCTTAGCCAACTTTACTTTAAGGTTCATATTCTCTTGAATAAGCTCATCTATCTTTAGTTCTAAGCTGCTTATTTTTTCTGTGAGTCTTTCTATTTGATTGTCTTCCTTTTTAGCAGAGATATCTATCTTCTTCTTAATTATATTCCATATTTCCTTGACTCCAAGTGCTGAAATCAAAGCTATTAAAATAGGTTCTTCCATATTACTTGCCTTGACCACGATATTTTGGTTTATACCCTACTTGACCTTTAGAAGCATTCTTAGAATGCACTCCTGGTCTCTTTGTTGTTATTTTCTTTCTATAAGCCATCAATTGCAAATATAAGAAACTTTTTACTCTGTAGGATCTGGTAATGACCAAGCTGCAGTTGCCATCAAAGCTATAGCTTCGTCTTGATTCATTACATCGCCTACTATTGGTAAGCTACCATCTGTAACAAAACTTGGAGTTACTCTATAGCTTAATAAACCTTGAGTGTTTGCTAAATTTCTTCTCATTGACTGTGCACTTTGCTGATCTACTTGAGAGAATAAAACTAAGTTAGTATCACTTAACTCAATTACTATATAACTTTTATTATTCATTTTTTTTATTTTAATATTTATTCAGGTCCTGGCGTGCTCCAAAAGTTTGTTTTCATTAACTCTATACACTGCGAGTGGTTATAAGTTCCTAAAGGTACAACTGTTCCATCTGTTAAAAAACTAGGTTGTGTTTCCCATTTAATAACAAACTGAGTTTTATCAATAGACTTTCTAATTGTTTCAGTACTTGTTTCTTCCACTTGCGTAAAGTCAATGCTGTTTAAATCTGCTATTGCTATTGTATTGTATGTTAAATTACTCATATGTATTAAGGTACGATTGTTGATAAAACTGCTCCATTTTCTACTGTTCCTGTTAATCCATTTACAGAAGAATCTGCTGTAGTAACTACTCCACCATTAGTTGTAAGTGATTCGAATCTATGCCAAGATACAGGATTTAAAGGTAAAATATTATTTGGAGTACCATTGTTATAAATAGAAGCAACTTGTGGCGCACTTAATTCTGAATTAAACATAGCTACTTCATCTATTTTTCCATCTAAGACAAGATTCGCACCATCTCTTCCAGATATTTGAAAAGGTACTGATGAATCTACTATAGAACCTGTAATACTAGTAGGGCCTTGATAACTCAAAGATTGGGCAACACCATTAACATATAGTTTAATGCCAGTTCTAGCAGAACTACCGCTATAAGTAAAAGCTACATTATACCAAGTGCTAGCATTAATAGAATTAACAGTCCTAGCTAATAGATAATTATTACTATAAAAATCACCTATAAAGAAAATTATATCTCTTGTTGCGGTAACATAAAATTGGTATCCTACTATAGTTGAGTTTTTTGATTTTGAAATAAACATTCCTGTTGATGCTGAAGATGCTAAGTTTATCCAACAAGAACCACTAAAAGCATCTGTTCGTTCAAAAATATTAACATTTCCAAAATCTACATAAGCACCATCAACTCCATCTAGTTGAATAGAGTGAGTGTTTACAATAGGAGTATCTAATGTTCTGTCTAGTACATCCATATTTTCAGATAATCCATTTGCTGAGCTATAAGGAGCATCTCCTACAATATCTATTGAACTTGTACCTAAACCACTTGCTGAATATCCAGGGCCATCTACAATATCATCATTTGTCATACTGCCAGCACTTACAGCATTGTTAGTTCCAATTTCATCTAAACAAGTCCAAGCTCCTGAGTTGTAAGAACTATTAGAACCTATTTGCCACCAGCTAACTGGAGCAGTTCCTGAGAAGTTGTGTAAATTACCCGGTACGCCAGAATTATAAATCTCTGTAACTTCTGCAGAAGATAGTTCTGTGTTAAATATTGAAGCATTTGAGATTTTACCATCTGCATATCCCGTACCCATTTTACCTATTGTAACTGGGTTAGTAGTAGTAACCATACCTTGATAAGTTCCAGAACTAGCGGGTTGGTCATCTACTTTCAAGCCATTTATATATAGTTTAATACCAGACTCTTGCTCGTTCCCGTTGTAAGTAGCCACCACGTTTATCCATTTATTTTGGTAAGATGTAATAGGTATACTATATCCTCTTCCTATGTATGAAGAATTGTTTTTATCATATAATCTAAATCTTAATATATCACTTCCAGTTGTGTAAAAATACCACTCAACATCTGATCCAGTACCGTATTTAGTCATAATTCTAAAACTTGAAGCATCGACCATATTAATCCAAGCAGACAATGAAAACGGTAAGTCAGTTCCTGACCCGTTGGTAAAACTAAAATCATTAACGCCTCCACAATCTAAATAATCATCAGTCCCATCAAAATCTAATGCGTAAGGACTATAACCAGATGTTTGCTGTAAGTCGCTTACAACTAAGTTAGATGAGTCCATACCAACACTTTCACCAGCTAGTGCATTTACAAAGCCAACATATTCTGTAGCTCCGTTATTAGTTCCATTATTACTTGCAGAACCATTATCAATAAGACCTGTAGTAGTGTTATCAAGTTTCCACCAAGAAACCGGTGAATGACTTATTGAAACTTCTGGCGTTCCGTTGTTATAGAGAGTTTCCACTTGAGTAGAAGTTAATTCAGTGTTAAAAACAGATACGTTTGAGACTTTACCATTTGAATAGCTGCTTGAGGCGGACCTTCCTATTTCAAAAGGTTGTGTTGTGTTATTCATAGCTGTATAAGGTGTATTTAAAACTTTAAGAGTGGTTAATGGATTACCATTTAAATATAACTCAAGACCATTTTGTTTATTAACACCACTATAAGTACCTACTACGTGAATCCAATGACCTTGATAACTTGTTAAAGCTGTATCATATTTTGCTCTTATATCCCCAGCACCACCACTGTCAGTGTCATATAAAATAAAATTAAGTTTGTCATCTCCACCATTAGTTAAAAAGTACTCGTTGCCATTTGAACCAGCTTTAGAGGCTATTCTAAATTGTGTGGCATCATCCATATTTATCCAAGCAGAAATACTGAAAGGTGAATCCGTAGTTCCATTGCCAAAGGTAAAAGTGTTACTATCACCACAATCTATATAATCATTATTTCCATCAAAATCTAAAGAACTTTTATAAACCGAAGGATGTGCGTTGTTATCTACACTCCATTCTGTACTTGTACTATTAAAAATTTCAGAAGCGTTTAGTTTATACCAAGCTTGCAAAGAAGTAAATCCACTCATCGAAGTAAGTGGTGAACCATTATTATAAATTGTTTCTATAGAGTTACTACCTGTTTGTGGTAACGCTGTGTTAAAGACTTGAAAATTTGACATTTTACCATTAACCCCAGCCGCTCCATCACCTCTTGCGCCAATATTAAGTTTCGGTGTTGTGTTGAAGTCTAAACTAAACACTCCTGAAGTTTGGTCAGCAGTAGCTCCGTTTATGTGAGATGTGATTTGAGTATTTCTTCTTTTAACAATTATGTTATTCCATACTCCTGTGGTTAATACTGTTCCAGAATTTCCACTTAAAGCTACACTTCCTCCTGTTCCACCAGTTAAAACTATTCTATTTAGAGTAGGTTTCATATACATTAATAAAACATTTTCAGAGGTTAAATTTGAATCTCTAAAATCAAATAGATATTGATATGGAGTAAAATTATCAAAATTTACCCAAAATGAAATAGTAAAATCTCCTGTTCCAAAATTAAAATCAGTACTATTTGCTATTGTTATATGGTCGTTAGGAGTAAAATTAAATACATAGTCACTTAAACTATTATTTGGAACTAGATAATTAGCTCCGTTATCTACTGATTGGTCTCCTAGTTGATAGTAAGCTATAGGTTTAGGGCTAGTTATCATTGGATTTGATACAAGCTCTCCATTTATATCACTTGCAACTAAGCTAGATGAAGTCATTGGACCTACAGATAATCCATTATTTGAATTAGAGCTGTCATCTGGAATAGTCCAAACACTTGTGCCAGAATTAAAAGTAGCTGTATCGTCTAATTTCCACCAACCTGTAGGATTTAAAGATGATATATCTCCAGGTTTTCCGTTGTTATAAAGAGTAGATACTTGCGTAGATGTTAATTCTGTAGTCCATAAAGCGACATTTGAGAGTTTACCGCCATATTTAAAAGTACCGTCTGACAAAGCAAAAATGTTTTCTATAGTTGTGTTCGTGCCAGCAGAAGCGTTTAAAGTATTGTTTGTTACATTAGTTTGTAGTATTCCGTCTAGATAATAATTTATAGTAACACCATCTCTTGTTAAGCAATGATGATGCCAATTTCCATCATTTAATAAACCTGAAGAAACTTCTATCTGATAATAACCAGAATCATTATTTCCTAATCTAAAAGCTGTTCTATTTAAAGAGGGTTGAGAAAATAATGCATA